CCCCCCCCGCGCCGGGGCGCCCAACGGGGGGAGCCGCTGCCGTCCCGCCCGCTTCGGGGCTTGCCGCTGGCGCGGCAATGGTGCCGGCTTGGCCTTTGGCTTGGACGGTTTTGGTTTGGACGGGTTTTTCAAATTCGCCCCAAAAGTTGTAAAACGCCCAGCCTCCGTAAATTAAGAGCAGTAGAAATACGGGGATGAGGTAAAAAACTTTGCTACGGGCTGTTTTGATTTTGGTGTGTTCTTCGGCCGATTTGTAGAGGCCGTAGACGCTTTTGTCGAGTTTGTAGACGCTGACAAGGGCGTCTTTGATATTGGCGCGGGATTCGGGGTCTTTTGCCCCGCCCGTAGACCATTCAAGCTTGCGACGGATGCCCAAGGACGTGCCGCTGAAATGGGTGTGGTGCTCAATCAGAACACGCAGATGGTTGTCTAACAGTTTGGGATTTTGAGTTATCAATAAAAAATCAAGGCCGCGGTGGCGGTGGGTCTCGAACTCTGAAATGTAGTCGGGGACGGCGGCTGTGCTGGCACGGCGGGGAAAGATGCGCTGGCATTCATCAACAACGATGATTGCGCCTGTAGGCGCCCATTTCGGCCATGTTTTGATGCTCTCGCCTTCAGGTATGGGTTCGTGCGGTATTTTAAGGTCGGGAATACCGTCGATAAACAAGGGGCGGCCTTGGAAGTCTTTGCGTTTGGCGAGCATGGAAACGACGTTCAGGGTTTTGCCCGAGCCGGGAACTCCTGTGAAGAGATATATCATGGTGTTTGTCCTCTTGTTTATTTTTTGGAGATGCCCGCAGACAGGCGGGACAGGCTTTTAAGGGATATGACAAAAGCAAATGCGCCCATTATCCAATTGAGGCAGATGCCAAGCCCTGCGATATAAATCAGTTGCAGGGCTTCTTTGGGCAGGCTGTCGATGTTTTGGGCAACGGCGGAAACAATGCGCTTTTGAATTTCGTTGAGGCCGATATAGGAGACTGTGGAGACGCCGAGTGCGGCCACTAGGCGGCCTGCCACGGTCATAAGTACGGAGGTCAGGATTGTTCCGAGGTTGAGTTTCATGGTGGTGTCCTATCTGTCCAGCGAGGCGTAAATAAAGTAGGCGCAGGCGAGGATGGTCGAAAGAATGAACAGGGGGCGGAGTTTGCGGGCAAGGTCGCAAATGCCGTCATAGCTGAACTCTTGTTTACCGTAGATACCCAAATCCACGTAGCGGGGTTCGGGGCATACGCCGTCGGTGGCGAAGATGTCGGCGGGGCTGAAGTCAAGGGGAATATCCTGATGTGGGACAGCCACGTCTTCGTAGTCGGCGTTGCCCCCTTCAGCGCACATGAGGGAATTTGGGTTTTGGGCGCATATATCGGGTTTTTCGGCTGTGCTGCCTTCTTTCTGCGGTCGGGTTTCAGGTGCAGTTTGGGTTTGACCCACTTCGGCACGGGTCGGGGCTTGGCTTGAATTCGAAACAAGGTCGGGTCTTTTAATGGTATTGACTATGACATTGCCATTCTGCTGAACGATAAACTGTGTCTGCTGTGCTTCGTTCGCGCCTGCGGGGGTGTAGGGGGCTGTTGTGAAGGTATTGGCTGCATCTCCGCCAACAACGGTTGTTTGTGTGTTGGCGGGATTCAGTTGGCCGCTTGCCCATAAGGCATTAATAAGTTGTGTCAGTCGGTCTTGTGTGACTGTGTTTTTGTTTAACGCGTCAATCATGGCCTGCTGCATTTGTTGCTGATTTAAAATCACTTCTTCAGGCTTGAGGATTGGCGGAGGGACATAGCCTTTCTTCATAGGCTGAATCCAAACATATTGATAAGTTCCATCCCCGTTAGGTTTCAGGGGCAGGGGTTTCAAGTAGTTATGAAAAGGCTTACCGTTCGCCATTACATTACCTCTATTGGCAGGACTCCCTTCGTTTATCCAATAGCCGTCAATCACTGGTGCGCCTTTTTCATTGTTAATACCCGGGTCGGTTGCTGTATCTAAAACGGCAAAAAATATCCTGCCTTCGGTAGCTGCCTTTTCGTTCTGCTGTGCCATCGCTGCCGCTTTGGCGGCGGCTTCTTGAATTTTTTTCTGTTGGGCATCTCTAAAAATTTCATAAAGGTTGTTGATACCTTGACCTACCCCGAAAACGTCAAACGCAGCGGCTGCGGATATGGCGGCTTCCCCGTAGTTGCCTGCGGCTGTCTGTTTTGCGGCATTTTGCGCACCAGGGGAATTTAGTACCGAACCTGCCATTTGACCTGCTATATAACCATTTACGGCCTGATTCATTACGGAACTACCCACAGTAGTTTGACTGTTAATGCGGCCTGTGGCGGCATTACCGTAGCCGTCGCGGAGTACGGAGGGATTGCTTTTTTGGGCTGTGAATGGCTCTAAGGGTTTGCCGCGCTGAGCTTCTTGGAATTGCTTTAGACCAGGACTATTTTTATTAAATTCTGGAAGAATAAATTTCCCATTTTTAAAATCAATAGATGAACCATTAGGAACAGTGGCTATCTGTTGCGCTGGAGCTGTCGGCGGAGGAAGGTGAACGTCCGCCCTCACTTGAGGACAAACAAGTAAAAGGCCAGCGAGGCCAACAAGTAGGGGAAGAAGCCTAGCAGAAATTGGATTTCGGGTAACATTCATGTCTCACTCGGTCGGGGATTCTTTGAGGGTGGAAATCAGGGATATGATTGTGCGGACGGCAAAAATCGCGATCATGACCGATACGGTCATGACGCCGATTTCCTTACCTGCTCGGGTGTATTCGAGGGTGTCGCATTCGGGGAAGGTCGGTTTGACGGTTTGGCCTTGGTATTCCCAAGTCCTGCCGTTAAAAACGGGGTGGTGCAACACCCCGTCTTTGTCTATGGTCGGCACGACTTGGGTCATCAGGGCGTTTGTCGCTTCTGCTTCCGTCGGGTAGCAGATGCGGCCTTGCTGATAACCCATAGCCGTCAACCCGCTTTGCGGATACCTTGTTTCATGATGCCGATGGCGACAATCGCCACGACGATGCCGATAACGACGCCGCCGATACCTGCAATGCCTGTTTTGAGGCTGGCGAGTTCGGCTTTTGCTGCGTCCAAAGCAGCGTTGTTTTCTTCAGCAAATGCCATCACGGGCATTGCGGCCACTGTTGCCACGGCAAGACCGCGGTAATACTTGCTTTTGATTTTAGTCAACATAACGTTGTCCTTTTTGGTTGGTTAAAAAAACGGGCTGCTGGGTGGGGTCATCGCGGCGCAGCCCTAACCGCGAATGGGTTTAACCCTCGTCGGAGTAGTAAACGTTGTCTTTAAAGGCGCGGGGGAAGATGCGTAGGGTAATCACCTGGTCGCGCTTGTACTGTTCATAGCGTTCGGGGTGTTTGGTCTTCACTTCGCACAGTTGTGTGCCGTCGTCCGAGCGGACGAGCAGGCCGATGTAGTGTACTTTGATATACGTGCCGTCGCTGTTCTTGCGTTCTTTGGCAAAGGGTCTGTCGAAGGTGGCTGTTACGTAGAATCCTTGCTTTTGGTTTTCGCTCATGCTGTTCACTCCATGGTTAAGATGGTTTCGCGGTTTTTAAACGCCCATTTCGGGCTGAGGAGGGAGGCCAAGACGGTGTTGTAGTTGTCTTGGTCTATCGGTGGGACTGTTCTGCCCCAGCGGTTTTGTGCGTATAAGCGCAAATAGTCTTCTACGCACTCAACCCACTTTTTTAGCTTGCGCCGCCATTCTTTCGAGCCGGTGGATACAAAGGAAAAGTTGCTGTTGGCCATTTTCCAGACGGCCTTTTTGTCGATGCTGGTTCTCACGAGCCGATAGCCTTTGTCTTCGGGCAGGCGGCTGTTGATGTGTTTGGCGATGTACTTTGAGACGTAGCGGGAAAGTCCTTTGCTGTTGGTCTTGACGGGCAGCAATTCGGTTCTGCCGAAGCCGTATTTGCCGACGTTCTCTCGCAGCAGCGTCCACAGGTGGCGCAGGTAGGGATTGGCGGTTTTATAGTTGCCTGCGGCGATTTGGCGGAAGTTCAGGCCGCGGCGGATGTTCAGGCGGGTATTGACGAGCAAATGGAAGTGTATGCGGCCTTTTTTGGTGCGTTCGTACACGCAGACATATTCGGGGAAGTGGCGTTTGAGGAAGTTTGTCCGCAGGCTGTGAAATCGTCGTTGCGCTTCTTTCGGGTCGGTTACGTCGTCGGCGAAAGTGAGGGTCAGAAAGCCCACTTTGTCGAGGCCGAAGGCTTCGATGAAGGCTTTGACGTTCATTTCCAGAGCGGCGGTAGATTTTCGGTAGGAGGTCGAAAACTCGTTTAACTCGTTTTCGGGTTTGAATCCCGAGTATTGAGAACTCGGCAACTGCCTGTTTTCGCCCGTTTGGTCGGGCTCAATGCAGTTGTTACTATTAAGACAAGGAAGCGAGCGCTTCGCGCTCTCTGTAGCCGAACGATTCATTTCGCACCCCCTTTTCTGAGGGCGGCAACGGTCATTTTGCCGTACAGGTCGGCACGTTTGTGTGTTGCTTTGTAGTTTCGGGGGTTGGTAATCGGGAAGGCTTTGGTTTCAAGGCAAGTGATGTGTCCGCCTTTTTTTATGAATACACGCAGGATGTAGGCGGTCAATTCGCCTTTGCTGCCGTATGGCGCGATTTCGTAGTACAGATATGACATTTTAGACCCCTCTCAAATATCGGTTAAAAATATTTGTCAAGGGGTTGAAATCGATTTTTACACTCCCTTAACGGGGCGCAATATATAAGGCCGTCTGAAAAACAGGTTTCAGACGGCCTCCATCCAAACGTACAAACCAGCTAAAAAAGGAACACATCAATGGAACAAACCCGCCAACTCCCTGCACACGAACTCATCATGTCCGAACTGATGATGCCGGACACGGCCAATTTCAGTGGCAACGTCCACGGCGGCGAACTTTTGCGCCTGCTCGACCAAGTCGCTTATTCCTGCGCCAG